GAAACCGAAAAGACCGATAAGAGCGCTGATGCTGAAGATACTCCCAACGACACTCCTGTGGAGACTCCTGATCCTGAAGCTGAGGCTAAGGCGGCTGCTGATGCGGAGCGTGCGGAAATGCGCAAGAAGGTCGTCGAAATTCTGATCGACAAGACCGGTCTCGGTGCTGAAGTCAACTTCACTGACGATGAGAAGGAAAAGCTGACTACATCTACTGAGATCCGTGTCAAGGAGATCGAGGATGTCGATCTGTCTGCAATCACGATTAAGAAGGCTGATAAGTCTTTCGCAGAGTATGTGAATGAGTATCAGGGTTCTTCCAGTCGTGTTCCTGTTACATTCCCTGCATCTCGTTTCCGTGCATATATGACAGGTCTGTCTTATGGTGAGATGGGCGACATCATCATGAATGGTGAAGCTGGTAACTACGATCGTATCAATAAGCAGCTGTCTATCATCTACAACAAGATGGTCAATCCTTCTTGCGGTAAGTTCGAGAACTATGAGGATTTCCTGAAGAAATTTGCTCATACCGACATCAATATCGCAATCTACGGTCTGATCATCGCAACTTTCCCTGAGATCGACGAGATCAGTCTGAACTGCAATAACCCCGAGTGTAAGCAGAGCTTCTATCAGAAGTTTGCTCCTCGTTCTCTGATTCAGTTCGCTGATTGTGACGAGAAGTTCCTGGACGCTATGAAGGAAGTCATCGACTGCCCTGCTGGCAAGGAGCGTGAGCTGATGGCTAACGGTCCTGTTCTGAAGAATAAGCGTGTTCAGCTTCCTCAGTCTAAGTACATTCTGGAGATCGGCGTTGCATCTGCATACGACTATCTGTACACCATCGTTGATAATATCGCTGGTGATGTCTTTGAGGAGAATCATCCCAATGACGTCAACGGTATCCTGAAGGATAACGCTGGTGCACTTACTATGGTCCGTGCCGTTTATGTGCCGAATCCTGATGGTACATGGACGATGTACGACAAGTTCGAGGACATGGTGGAAGCGATCTATTCCATTAAGCCTGATGAGATCACTCTGGTTGCATCACTGCTTCAGCGTTATATGCGTGGTTACACCGCACAGTTTGCGCTGACCAATGTCCGTTGCCCCCATTGCGGCCAGCTGACAAAGCGAATTCCGATTGATGTCACCTACCTGGTTTTTCTCAAATATCAGCGTCTGGGGAATACGAGCTTCGACACAAGCAACGTAGCAGTTTTATAAGCGAAGTTCTTACTCTCTTCAAGGGCGAATTGTCCTTCAACGATATCATGAGAAATATGACATACAAGGATATGATTGCTTTGAGAGACGCCAGAGTAGATCAACTTATCAAAGAGCGAGAAGAGTCAGAAAAAGAAGCAGAGCGTCGTAATCGTGAGATGCGGTCTTCTAAATAATCACACACATTAGTTCCTATTACGATGAAAATCACTTTATCAGTAAATAGGAGTTTTAGAATAAGATGACACAAACTTTAGACGTACTCGTCAACACTCTCAGCTGTGAATCATTAGAAGGTCTAGAATGCTTACTGCATTATCAGTATAAAAAGATTCTCTTTTTATATCGCTTGATCAAAAGCCAATTTGATCTCATCGAAGATATTACATCCGATTACGATGATGATTCTTCTCTTTACGTAAAGATTGAGATGAGTGATAAAAAGGCGGCACGTAAGTTACTTTCAATGATTGATAGGCAACTTGAATCACATGATTATGGAGATATTACCGTAATCACATCCATTGACTCAAATTATCTATCAATTACAATAGAGGCTGACGAATACTAATAACAGCGCGCAAAGAGAGCCAAGTATAGAAATACTAACTATACTTGGCTCTCTTATTTTAGTCCAGAAAACAGTACCGTAATTTGACACTATATTCTATGAGAAAGGACTGATGACACAAATGAAGATTGATTTGTTTGACGTTGATGAATTTGTGAAGATTAACAATTTGCAGCCAGTCACATCTCCTATTTTGTTCGAGCGTGGTGGTATTCCGAATCCAAATGGATTGATTTCAAATGAGATTTTTGGTGTCTCTGTTAAGAGTCGTAAAGAGACATTTGCATATATTGACCTTCACGGGCATTTCTTCCATCCTCACATCTATAAAATCTTGAAACGAGTATTTCGTAACATTGATCAGATCGTTGATGGTAGTCAGACCTTCTCCATTAAAGATGGAAAGCTTGTAAAAGATCCGAATGGTAATACCGGAATCGAGTTTATCTATAATAATTGGAGTAAGTTGACATGGGAAGGCAACGGTGGTATGTCTTCAGAGCGTTGCGACCTTATCAGTAAAACGAAGAAGAACGAAGTCTTTACGACAAAAGCAATTGTCATCCCAGCTTTTTATCGAGACATTAAGTCCAATAAAGGCGGTGGTGGAGAATCATCTGAGCTGAATACACTTTATGCTCGACTGATTCGTATGAGTGCTCTGTTGCAAGATGCTGACATGTTTGATTTCTCCTTTCATTCAACAAATGCATCTATTCAGAATACTCTGGTAGAAGTATATGACTATTTCAAGAATAGTCTGGATAAGAAAAATGGTATGCTTCGTAGATACCTACTTGGTAAAAACGTTGACTATTGTGTCCGTACCGTTATTTCTGCACCTCTTTACAACTGTGATGATCCGAAAGACAATATTGTCGATTTTAGACATGCGGCTCTTCCGATGTCTCAGGTTATCGTTGAAGCATATCCGTTCGTTGTTGCATGGGTAAGAAACTTCATTGAGCGTGAAATTTTGGAAGTCCAGAATAATAAGACGGGTGTAAATTCGAATTATACTCTGAAAGACCCAGAAGCTACATTCAATGATGAATATATCAAGAAGCGCCTGAATCAGTTTGCAAAAGATCCTTCAAGTCGATTTGATGTGATTACAATTCCCACTGTAGAAGGAAAGGATATTCCTCTGTACTTCGACGGTATCATGGTAAATCAGCCTGCTGATAAATCCCTTGTCCATAGGCATATGACATGGTGTGATCTTCTTTATATGGCATGTGTTGAAGTGACAAAGGATAAGCATTGTATGATTACACGCTATCCTGTCCTGAATAGTTTTGGTATGTTTGTGGCAAGAATCAATGTTTCTTCCACGCTTCATACCGTTCCTATGAAGGTAAATGATACTGTGTATAAATGGTATCCCGTCATTGATCTGAATATGCCGAGAGAAGAGGTTGCAAACAACTTTATTGATACAACCAAGTTCTCAGATGCATATCTGGCTGGTTTGGATGGTGACTATGATGGTGACCAGATTACTTCGAAGATCTTCTGGACTCAAGAAGCGAATGCTGAGTGTGAGAAGGTTATCAATAGCAAGAACTTTGCTTTGAATCCGAATGGTTCGAATTGCCGTGTCATTGACCTTGAGGCTATTCAGACATTCTATGTATTGACGAAGGATGCTCCGAAATCTGCATCATAAATGAAAATCCGTATATTCTCCATTTTCATTTAGATATTATATATCTGAAGAAAAGAAAGGAGGATTATATAATGGATACTGAAGAAACCATTCTGGCTGACGACGATTAAAAAACAAAATAAGTCAGCAAGAAGTAAAAGATGAAATAAGCTACATATGAGATTCCAAAAGAATCTCATATGTAGCTTATTTTTTCACTTGATCTTGGTAAAATCACCAGTGAGCTCGACGTCGATATCGTCGGGATCAAAGACGGAAGACTTATCTTCCTTCTTTTTTGTCCGAGTAACAGAATTCAGAGGAGACTTTGATGAATGAACCTCTTCATCCAGGTCTTCTACGAAGTTATCACGAGTAACGTTTGACACAGTCAGGCGAACCTTCTGGTCATAGTCCTTCGGATTAACTTCATAAACAACACGGCGAGCATTCACCATGCGAATCAGGGTTGACACTTCAACACGGCTCGGACTTGAAATAGGGCCACTGATTCCACCCAGTTCAGGGATGGGACCTGTGGTACCGATCACAACGAGTTTCGTGTTTGCTCTCTTAACGTTCGTGTTCATATACTTATCGACCTTTCTTAGTCGTCATCCTCATCATCGTCGTCGTCATCGTGATCAGCAGCAGCCATCAGGCCTTCACTGTCTTCCTCACGACCATTCGTGATACCGATGAGATCGTCGATGGACAGATTCTTCTTGGACTTAAGAATATCCTCAACCTCCTGATCGACATTGTCGGAATCAGGAATCTTGTCGATCAGAGCTTCAATCTCTGCATCACTGACGTCGACATCTTCCATCATGGACCCAGGAATCAGGTTCATGTAGTTTTCAATCATATCATCAGCAGCCATAGACTCGAGATAGAGGCGATCACGCTCAATCTCAGCACGTTCTTTACGCACAGACTTAAATGCTTCAAACATGGTTAGCCCAGTCCTTTCATAATATTAGTATGAACGATTTATGTCTTGGACATAATACTCGTTAGATTAAGCTATTGTTTTTAGAGTGCCTAATAAGGAAAGCCTCCTTTCATAATGATATATTATATATGTGAATGCTAGTTAGGATGATGGGAATTTTACATAGAGAGGAAGATCTTTATGAAAATTTTCAGAAACGAATTGGCAGCATTCACATATTATCATATGAAAGGAGGCTTTATCGTCGTCACATCAGAGACGGCGCAATTACCTATACCGGATGGACCGAATTGGAATCATGAAAGTTTTGCTTTCATCAAACGCGTTGATTCTGATAGTCCTGAAGTAAGGTAAAAGTATTGAAAGATTAGCTATAGCCGTTATCCATAGCTAATCTTTCTTTTTTGTTGCCAAACCTTTAAGTTTATAATGATATATTATACTTATGAGTTAAAGGTTAAATCAATAAAGGAGAGTGATGAATTTATGGCCGATAACTTAGAAAAACTTCATAAGAGATACACCAACTATGCAATCGACATGATTGTGAAACTCAATGGTGTAGATCCCATGGTCGTCCGAAAGAGAATCTATGATCCGGAGAAGCTTGGGGCGGCTTTACGGAAATCGAAATCTATAATTTGGACGGATGAAT